TCGGTGAAACCGAGTCGCAGACGACCGTGGTATTTCATCGCCAGGTCGTGCGCCTTCGACTTCTCCGGGTGTGCGTCGATGACGCCGACCCAGGAGACAAGCCCGCTGAGAAAATTGTCTAGCTCATCCCACTTGCGGAAGAGCTTCAAATTCCAGAGCATCTTGCGGCCGTGAGGATCGAAGTGCCAGCACCAGACGTGAATCCATGTGCCAACGTCGATCCCCACGGCCAAATAGGAATTAGGGATGCCCCCCGTGTGGTAGCCCTTCTTCCTGCAAGAGTCGAGTAATTCGATTGTCACGCGGTCGCCCTTGGCCGAGAAAGCGCGCCCCATGTTCTGCTGCCAGAACGCGCGCAGCTTTCTCACGTCGCGCTCGCCGAGGAAATAGTCCTTCATGATTTCATCGAGCTTCTGCGTCGGAGAATTCAACTGCGAGATGTGGTATCCGCGTAATTTTCCCTCGATGTTGAACGGAGTCCAGCGTCCGAGCGCGTTCAGCCCCGGCCTCTCCTTGTCCTTGATCTGCCGGTGGCAGTACGCGCATTCCAGGACACAGGTGTCGTTCGTATCTCCGAGCTTCAGATTCGTGTAGTCCAAGTCCGGCTCATCGAAATTCAGGACTTGAAATCTTCCGCAGCCGGGACAGGGAACTTCCCAGCGGTGCTGATCGGATGCGTCCCACTCGTCTTCCGCGTAGACGCCGTAACCCTCGACGGTCGGAGTGGACAGCTTGATCAATTTCTGGACAGTGCTTCCGTCCATCCGATGCTTCGCGTCGGACAGGTTCTCCTCGACCATCCTGTCGCGCTCGTCCCACATCTCGAAATCTACTGGAATTTCCTGAAGCTCACGGGAGATGTTCGTCCCGCGCACATACAAATTCACCCCACGGGTGGTCTGCTTGTGCAGGCGGTTGTCCACCGAGCTGAAATTACTTTCCAAGTAGGGAGTCGATTCGATCACGGGATCGACTCTCGCTTGAACGAAAGGAATCGCGCCGGTCTTGATCGGCAGCAGATAGAGGCCGTTCCATCCGCGCTCGACCACGTTGTGCAGGCTCTTCGTTACGAACGTAACGGTGAAAGCCATCTGTGCCGCCTTGGGGATGATAATTTCAGGTGAGTAGTCCCTGATCACCTGTCGCACGTACTCCCGCCCCTCTAGGCTGAAGGGACGTGCATCTACTCTCAACCCCATCCTAATTGCCCACTCGTCAGGACGAGCTAGCTCGCGGATGCCGCTACGCCGTGGCTCTGCCTGCGGCTGCTTCGCTTTCCTGATAACGGATTTCTGTTGTGTAATTTGCGGCATCACGCTTCGATAAGGAAAACGCTAACCCAATTGAAGAAGAGGGCCGGAAAAAACCGGCCCTCTTTGCGCATCAGCCCGAATGTCACCACCGAGGATCGCGGCGGCGATTTCAGTGTCGCACAGCAAGACGCCCCTGTACCCATTCGGCTATTCGCGCGCCGACTGCCCTTGGTACGCGCCTTGGGAGCACGGACAGTAATTGGGCCTTGGAGGCGTCTTGCTCAGCACACAAGTTGGGGGTCGGGTTATCATCCACGACAATTCCCGACACATCGGTTTTCGCACAATTAGTGGTTTATATGCGCTCCTTTACGGAAGACGGAATTCACTTTCTGTCTCACTGTCCGCCCTGTTCCGTGATCCTCCGCGTATTGAAGGAAGATGCGCTCGCCCTCAGTCTTACCATACGTCTTGACGAAGCGGCCAAACGCCTTCTGTGTAGTCTTCGGCTGCGCTGAAATTTTGAAGGGTAAGGTCACGTACGGGGCCACTCCTTTGTAATTTGCTCGTCAGGTGGCCTGTGGTGGTCGTAGTCGTGCTCGACAAAGAAGCCGACCCGTGTTTTCCCGACCGGAGGAGTGGGAGCTTTCCTGAGAAATCGGTAGAGAAGGATCATCGCCGTGATCAGAACAATTGCAGCGATAATGGCGAGCAAGATGCCCTGCGTCCCGTTGAAATCCATTTCAGCCTGCCACGCAAGTCCAGATAGTCGTCTGACCGCCTGGTGCGTTGAATTTCACGGCTTTGAACGTCGAGCCGGTCGGACAACTTTCTGCGCCCGGTGAGCCTGGATCGCCCTTCGGGCCTGCTGGGCCTGGATCACCCTGTGGCCCTTGCGCTCCGGTGCCGGTCGGAATGTTGACCGTGACGGTTTCGGTCGGAGCCTGAAATACCGAGCCAATTACGCCTGAAGCAAAAAAGCCTGCGACTGCTGCGAGAATTCCACTCGCAGACAAAAGCAACCACGTCCTCCATCTACTCATCCTTCAGCACCCCGCTGTCAGTTTGAAGGTATTTCTCCCGTGTCTCTAGCCCTGACATGAAAGCGTTGATCCGCTCTTTGCAATTCCTGTCACTGCGCTTCGCCTCGTAGCGCAGGGCGAGCCAGCCGGTGAGGACACTGCCGATCCCGGACAGGAACGCCGCAGCGGCCGAGAGGAAGTCGCCGGATAGCTCAGCGAGCATTTCACTCAGGGTACCCGCTTCGGCACCCACATCGTCAACCGGCCACAGCCTGAGCAGGGATATTGCCGGTGGGTTCGGCTCATCTTCTCAGCCCAATTCTGCCACTGCACATAACCTCGCGGCCCTGCTTTGTAATTTCTTCCTTTCATGCCGCAGTACGAGCACTTGGGCACTAGCGCCTCTTCCTGCGTCTGCTTCCCTTGGAGTAGACAGAATTTGCTTTGGCCGAGTTGGACTTGCCCCGGCCGTACTTGTTCGCCTTCGCGTAGAAGACGCTCGTACCCTTCTTTTTGCCGTAGCGTTTCCGCATCGCGGCAAGAGCCTTGCGCGATCCTTTCGAGTACGCCCTACGTGGCATTTCAATTTCCCCCTATTTCATGCAGCGGAACCTACAACGATAGCCGTACGTCAAGCCGTTGTCGTAGACAAGCTTCTTGAAGCGCCACTGCGGGCCGAGTCGCATGCACTTCAGGCAGCGGACGGAATTACTCTTCCGCTTCTTCAGCGTTTTCCAGAAGCGCACGGAGGGCAAGAAGCGACTCCTCGTCTATGTCGATTTCGTCGGGGGTGAACGTGATGAACGCGACCGGGGGAGTGCCGTCACCGAGGATCGTCAAATTCAGTTCGGTGACAAGATCAAGCTCCGTGTCGTCCAGGTAGACATGGAAGTCTTTGGCGTCCCACTTGATCGTCTCGTCCGCCAGGTCTGCGTGGTACTCAACCTTCAGCCGCATCTCGTACCTCCTTCAGTCTTGTCGTCCCGTTTGCAATTTCAAGCCACAGTTCGACCTTCTGCCGCCGCAGTGCGTACGTAAGCTCCATTGCGCGAACCGCAAACTCCTCAATTTCATCGACTTCCAGTTGCTCGATCAGATTCTCGATCTGAAAAAACAACTGGCGCATTTTTGCCGCAGTTGTGCTCACTCGTCTAATTCCTCCTCATGAAATTCGGGGATGAACTTGAAGACCATCCGGCCCTTGTAGCCGGTCGGAATCTTCAGCGTCACATCTTGTGTGCATTCCCACTCGCCCTCGTCCTGATCGATTAATTTCATGAAATCGACGGCCTGCTTGGTCATCTCGTCGATCACGTCCTGCTGGGAATTATGCTCTGACTCGATCCGGAATCTGGTGATCATGATTCCCTCCTGCATGTACGGCAGAGCCGCCGCCCGTCAGGATAGACATATGTATTCTCAGCCGTAAATTCATGACCACGCTTACATTTAGTCTTTCGCTTGTTCTGTGCAGTCAACCCTACGCCTCGCAGGACGTTCTCACCGAGAGTAACCGGCTCTAGATGGGCCGGGTTCACACAAGCTCGATTTCGACAAAGATGATCAAGCGTCATCCCTTCTGGAATTTCACCCACCAGAAGCTCGTATGAAATCCGGTGAGCATGTGTGTTCTTGCCATCGAGCTTGAATGCGCCGTAACCCTGCGTGAATTTTCCAGCCGTCCAATTCCAGCAACCGTTTGTCTTTTCGACTTTTGACCAGAACCGGATCATTCCATCCGCTCCTTGAGCATTCTGTCCTGCTTCAGCCGCTCGGACTCGATCAGTGTAATTACCTCTGCCTCGCGATGCTGTTTTTTCAGAAGATGCAGATGGTCGTGGTCGGCCTCGGAGCGAACCCAAAAACCGGCGATGAAGCCGATGATGAAGATCGCGATCATGACGAGGATCATCACCGCTCCAATCCGTAGAAGTAAGCGTCGATCACAATTCCATTTTGCAGGAAGACGGCAGCGGCCGAAGAGCCGTCCTCGTCCTCCTCGT